TTATCGTTTCTTCCAGTAAATCTTATTTCTCCAAGATGGTCATTATCTGCTGGACTACTAGAGTTTCTATAAAAATTTACATTAGGACCTGTTGTTGCATCAGCATCAGTAGATGTAAGAGTTAAATTGTCTGAGTTATCAGCAACAGTAATTGTTGCTCCAGCAGAAGAAGTTATAGCACCATCTACTTGTAGTGTAGAAGCCATATCTACAGCACCATCTATATCTACTACGTCTAGGTTAGATGTACCATCAACGTCAATAGAACCAGCTAAATCTATGTCACCACTAAAGGTAGCTGTTTGTGCAAAAGTAGTGCCACCACCATCTGCTATAGTTATTGCATCGTCACCATCTGTAAATTCTATTAATGGTGTTTGTATTGATGCTGTTGTTTCTATTACCTTACTTGTTTCTAAATTTAAAGATGCTAAAGCATCAGTTACCTTTGCTCCACTACCTGCACCATCTAAGTAAACCATCTTAGTTGCACCCGTTGGTATAGTTACAGTTGCTCCACTACCTTGTTTTATAATAATAGACTGTGAGCCACTTGTTCCATTCTCAATAATATGTACTCTATTTAAAGTATTAGGTGCAATAGTAATCGTACATGCTGAGTCTAATGTACCTGTATATTCAATATACATAGCCCTACCGGGATCGGTTGCTCCATCCGCTACTGTAGTAGTGTGAGTGTTTGCATTAGTTGTTATACCTTCTGTCCCGTAACCTAAAGCTTCACCAATCAGTTCCAAATTTGTATTCGTCGATGTTCCCCATGTACCCGACTCATCACCGGTTGCAATTTCTTTTAATCTTAAATCATTTACATAAGTTGCCATAATTTTTCCTCTGTATAAATATTAAACCATTTAGGCTGCTACGTCACTCCATGTTGTAGTTTGTGACGAATCTACAGCAGACCATGTGTTATTAACTCCCGGAACTACATCACTCCAAACAGTGACTGTTCCTACTGCTCCTGTAGCTAATACACTATCTACAGCTACATTAGCATCTGCTTGTACTGTTTCTGTACCTAGTGCAGTTGTTCCGGCAAGACCAGTTATTGAAAGTATATTGACTGTAACAAGTCCTATACTTCCTAAAGCACTTGTACCTGCTACTCCTGTAGGAAATACATTTGCATCACAAGTTACTGTCTCATCCCCAAGACCTACAGTTGATGCATTACCTGATACACCTTGTATAGCAAAACCAGCAGCTACAACTGAGTTTAATGCAGATGTTCCGACTACACCTGTTTCAGTTACATTAGCATCACCAGTAACATTTGCTTCATTGCCTAATGCAGATGTGCCAGCTAATCCTGTTACAGCTACCTCTACTGAGGTAACACCCCAAGAATCTGTACCCCAACCTGCTCTACCCCAACCAGTTGCCATTTAAATCCTTATGCTATTCTTATAACAGCGTTTGATGCGTCAGCAGTTGGAAACGTAATAGTAAATGAACCTGCTGTAGATGTTTTATCTCCACCAAAATCAAATACAGCTACTGCTGGATCACCNGAAGCAGTGTCATTGAAGATCATACATCCTCTAGCAGTTATAGTAGCAGTGCCAAATGTAAGATCAGCAAAGTCTGTAAATGCAGTTGTGCCTGAAGTTGCAGGATCGACACGTGTAAGTGCGTTTCCTTTGGCTGTATAGTTAGTACCAGTAGCTTCTTGTGAAGTTGTATACGCAGTAGTGGCTGCAGTCATAGTAGCACTACTTGTATACAGTGCTAATCTAAATGTGTTTCCACCTGAGTTTTTAAAATTATGCACACCTTCCAATAGTTCTTTCTTGAAAGAAGTACACATTGCTTGTGTTATAGCCATTATAGCCTCCTTATAATATTAGCAAGGTCTTTATGTCCTTGCTGTTCTAATTGATTGCATACTGTGCATATGTGATTCTTAATAGCTTCACGCATATAGTATCCAATTACCTGACGAGCAGCATCTTTAAATATATGTGCTTGCGCTTTTATACTCTCATCTGCTGTATCGCTTATTGAAATCAGTCTATCAGTTGCCATATCTGCAACCTCATCAACTGTATGTCCTCTATAATCTGTAGTTTTTACACCAAGATTGCCTACTGATATTTCAAATTTATCTGTTTGCATTAGTAAACAATAGGCTCCGGTGGTGTACTTCCATTTGATCTTTCATCTACAATCCATTCTTTAGGATTTTCTCTACCTATTATTCCATGCGGTACCATTTTTTCTTGTACTATCTCAGAATACTTACAAACTTTTAATTCTCCGTTTTCTGCATAAGAAATTACTGGATCGTTTAAACGATGGTAACCATAAAGTTTTTCTTTCATATCTACATTAGCATCTAAAAGATTACATCTTACAGCTACAGCTACATCAATGTCCCTCTCCATGCATTTGCCTAACCAATATTCACAACATGCTCTACCCATTTCAGCAAAGTGTGCATTAGTATTGTAAGTAAAATCTGTACCAAACATACTGATTGTTCCTACATTATTCCAATATGCAAATGCTATAGCATAAGCAACAGTATTATTTAAGTAAGCACATCCTGTATCTTTAATTACAGCTTCTATTGGGTATTCTTCAACAGCAGGAACTCTTGAATCTAGTTCGCAAGAGTAAATAGGATAATCTACTTTAGGTAATTCTTCTCTCATCATTTGTGTCATAGATGCTGCTTCATCAGAATCGAAGAATCTTGACATAGGATCAAGTATAAATGCTCTGTCTGCTTTATTAACTACACCTATCATCGCGTTAATAACCCAAACTTCGTCAAACTTCTTGCTATGCAGTAAAGAAAAATGAAAATCTATTTGACTCATTCCCATAGCAACTATAGCTATGTGTTTACCTTCTAGTTCTAATATTCTTTCTTTTAACACTATTGTCCTTCTATTTTGTATTGCCCACTTCTATAAGCATCTTTTCTATTTCTACCATCATTTTCTATAATAAGTTTTTCTAATGCTTCTTTAAATCTAGTTTCATATATTTGTAAAACATCAGCTTCACCTTTCATAAATATATATGCTTCAACTAAAGAGCCAAACAAAAGAGCATCAGGTGCATTATTACCAAGCCAACTTGTTCCATCTGATGATGCAGTAATTGATTGTGGCAAATAAAAATAATGTAGTTCTACTGTATACGTTGAGTCAGGAGTAGGTGCTAATATTAAATGTGTATCATCAAACTGTGCATAAAACTCTGGTAGTCCTGTATTAGATGCACTAGCTGGATAAGCTTCTCTAATAAAGTTTACATCTTTATTTAAAAGAAAACTGTAGTTACTACTAGAATCAAGAACAGCTAAAGAGAGTAAGGATATAAAAAATCATCAGGTAATACTAAGTATGGGTTATCAGCTGTAACAGAAGCGGTTTGATTTTTTCTGTAATCAGGTAATTGTACTGCACCATTAATTCTATTCTCAGCTTGTTTTATTAGAGTAGACAGGTTGTTAACAAATGTGGTCTCTGTATTTTCTGTGTAATCTTGTATAGCTGTTTTTAATGTTGTAAATGTAAATGACATTAGCTTGTTGTAATTTTTAAGTTTCCTATATTACCTTTCAGTACCATGTTGCTTAAACTTGAATCACCAAATGCAGAGTTCCATCCACCTATAGGATTAAATCCAAACAATCCTCTACTAGCTTCTAAATCGTTTTGTGGTCTAGGATTCCTGAGTGCCTCTGGATCATTGAGTCTTAATCTACCTAATTGAAGTTGAGGTTGATCTTTATCAAGAACATCCTTGCCAACAAGTAGACCAGTTCTTTTTTGATCTTTAATTTGATTCCTTAAATCTTTTAAAGGATATCTAAAACCAGTTCTATCACATATACCATATGCATGTTTGCCTTTTGCAAATGACATATTAGTAACCTCCCGGAACAAATCTTACAGCTGCTTTGACTCTATTCTCTTCAGAGGCAAGCTTCCATTGTTCTTCGTATTGTTGTTTTAAAAAAGGTATTCTTTGTGAGGCTTCTGGATTCTTCATAGCTAAATAATAAGCTAAGCCTGCTACTAAACATGGCAAAAAGACTTTAGGTATATCTATAGTATTAGAAGCTGGGTTACCTGCATCATATATTTGTCTAAGTCTATACCAAACTACTTTATAAGTTTGTGAACTATCAGGTATAGGATATAGAGTAAATGTTGTAGTACCACTATTTCTATTTACTAATATCTCATTAGGTCTACCTTGATCTAATTTATTAGGTACATCTGAATATTGTGAAAAAGATATTCTAGTTAAAGCTGTATCGCTTTGTGAATTGCTTTCACCATCATTAGTTCTAAGATGATGTTCTAGCAAATCAATAGTATCTCCTTCTAATGTATATGTAGAAGTACCAGCAGTAAGAGTTGTATCACCTGATTCAACTTGCCATAGATTCAAACCTCTATTAGCCCATTCAAGCATCATAAGATTTATACTACGTCTAGCTGTACGCAAGTCATAGCCAGTACGCATTTCTAAACCAGCTAGTTCAAAAGCTTCTTCTGCTGCTTCTGCTATATCTAAATCAAAACTATTAGTAGTGGCTGTAGCCATATTTTATTTCTTTTTCGGTGCTTTATATCCAGCCATACCACCAGTTCCATAACTTAGCATACCGCCTTCTTTCTTTTAACTAATTCTTGATAATCTTCAACCATTCCGCCTTCGTCATAGTTGATAACCATATCTTTACCAGTCTTTTTACTTTCGTCTCTTGCTGCTTTCATACCCGATCCATCGTATGAAAATTTTTTATTACCTACATTTGGCATGTTTTACTCCTTATGTTTAAACGTGTTATTGTATTTTAAAGTTCCAATATACCATTATCAATTAAAATTTGTCTGTTCTTAAGATGTTCTTCTTCTATATCATCTTTACTTTGTCCAAAGTATTTGACTGCATGATGATTGTCAACCATTGATTGATTTATGTTTACACCATCTACTACTACATCACCTAATACTCTACCAAATTTTCCTCTTGAATCTTTAAGTTTTGTTTGTATACAAACCTTTTCTCCTTCTTCTATGGCTTTTTTTAAGAAAGCCGAAGCCATTTTTCCTCTAACCTTCTCATCCAAGTTACGAGTACGTGACTCGGGAGTATCAATACCATATAGCCTAACACGAGACTTATAAAGAATATCGAAGCCAAGGTCCAACACAACATCGATAGTATCTCCATCAACAATTTTTTCAACTTTACAATTATATTCATACATTACCTATACCTCTTAGATATCTTTGCAGCAGATTTAGGCTGCTTAGAGAACTGTTTACCTTTTTTTGTATCTGCTCTTTTCTTCTTAGTAGATGCAGCATACTGTGAACTAGACATTGCCTTAATAGCTTTCTCAGGCAAATATCTTTCGCCTGTTTCTTTACTTGGCTTACCACTTTTTGTTTTCCATTTTTGTTTAGTCCAGTCCTTTAAAGATTTTTGTGACTTCGCTATGCTCATTACTTCTTAGCTTTTACCTTTGCTTTCTTAGACAAGTCTTTGAAGTGAAATAACTTAACACTAGTTTTAGTATGGGTTTTATTAGTGTGTAACTCTCCATTAGGCATTTTGTGAGAACTGCCTTTGTGTTCAGTACCATCCCTTTTGTAATGTTTAACTCCCTTCATTTGTATCCTCCACCTTTTTCTTTATATTTCTTAGCTAACATTTGTGCTTTACGTGCTGACCATTGACCTGCATTGCCACCTTTAGTACCTGCCTTAATACTTTTAAATAATTTTTTTCTCATATCAGGCTTCGTATAATTACCAGCTTCGTTTACTTTTGATTTGTTTTTTTTATCTGCCATTTGTTTTTTTGTTTGTGTCCTACTAATTACCATTTAACTTTATGGCTCCAATATCTAGCACTAAATTTATCAGGGCTAGAATCTTGTGCATTGTGTCTTGCATAATAACTTTTCTTACGTGCTTTATCTTTTTTTGATTTAGGATTTTTTCCTGCACCACTAACACCTTGTTGTCCAAAACGAATAGTTTTTGTTTTCTCACCTTTCTTTGCAACAACTACATGTGATTTAGTTTTATGATTAGGAGTACGTTTAGGTTTATTGTATCCACTAACTCCTGCATTTTTAAGCTTGGAGTCTTTAGCCATTAATCTTCTCCTTTAAACTTTTTACTTTGTCCGGATGTGCCGGCGTAAATGCCAAAGACAGCAGCCATAGCACCTACAACTATAGATACAAGACCTGCTTGTTCAAGATTAGGTTCAGGTATTTCCATAAACCATGTGACTACTTTGTAAAGCAATATGATGTATACAGTAACAAATGCTCTTGGAAATATTCTCCATGCATCTATCGTCTTGGCAAGATGTATCCATTTTTGAAATGGATTGTCACCAGAAGTATTTGCATTAGCATCTATCTCTACTTCAAGATTAATTTTCTTTTTTACAGATTCTTCCATCATATAAATTTAATATAAGCTACTGCAACAGAAACTAAACCATAGAGACCCCATAGCATATTTTCTATCCTAAGAAACTTCTTACTGCCTTCGTCAAGCCTACGCTCTATGTATTCATAACGTAGAGCGTATTCTCTTTCTAAACCGCTTAGACGTGCTTCTAAAGGTAAATTGTTATCAGTATTTACTGACTTCGACATTACGCTGTAGTAGCAGTATCGTAACTTTTATTTGCCCAAATAATGATGCTATAGGTATCTCCGCTGGTATGTCCAACAGTAGTTAACAATAGATCACCATTTTTCCCACTACCTGCATTATTAGGTATTCCCGGCAAACTTTTACTACTCCAAGTAAAATCCCAAGTATCAGTTTGATCTGCTCCTGCTTCTAATATAAATACGTTTGAGGATGCATTCCAAAGTAATTTGAAACCCATACCTACATTACTAAACCATATTCTATTTATATTTATACCTGAACATGCTTGACCATTAATACCTGCGGTTAAAGCAGATACATCAACTTTAGCAACATTACTTTCACCAGTGCCATCACTAATATTAGTTAATTTAACTATTAAGTTTTTACCACCATCGTCTAAGATAGTTTGTGTTGTTACTGCATCAGCCATTTATTGCTCCTAACTTAGATTCATATTAATGAGTGAGTACTCTGTATTAGCTGATACAGCCATTACATCGCCTACTTCCATTAATACGTTATCTGTTGCTGGTGCAACACCACCTGCTGTACCACCTGAACGAACCGCTGCATTACCTACAACTAAAGTTCCTACAGTTAATAAAGCTGCTGGTCCTGACATTACTGCCCAACCAAAATAGTCTGCTGTAAGGTCAATTACTGTAGC